TCCTTTCCCCCCTGCTCCCCCGAGGTAGGCCAGCCGTCACGTTCCCAAAGAACAAATGCACGCATAGCGGTAAGCATACCGCGATGTATCTTATCGGTCTGTGCCGCAGTCCAATCAGGCGTCTTGATGTATTCGTCGGAGCCAGGCAGTTTGACTTCACCTCGCAACTGCATCAACACTGTACCATATTGACACAATATTTCTATATCATCTGTAGCTTGTTCGCTGAGGGCTGCCAGTTCGGGCAGGTATTTATAGACCAATTCCTCGTTTTTAGGTTCTGACGCCTGAGCTAGTACATCGAGAGCCTCTTTAGCAGAGATCCCTTCTTGCCTAGAGATCTTCCTAGCTAACTCCATTGAGGCTAACTGAGTAGTGGCTGAAGCTTTGTCTATAGCACTAATAGCCTTAAGTTCTCCAGGGGTAAGGTCGTGAAAGATCGGGAATCGGAATGGGCCGATGTTGTGGTATTCATCAGTAGTGAACAACAGATCAGTGTATTCAGTCATGGTGGATAGGTAGCTCTATATCCCAAGCCCGTGTGGGGGTTGGGCGATGGAGCAGATCGAAGGGGAGGGATACGCTCAGCTTAGCATCACCATCAGCAAGTTGCACGATCTCCGATTGAATCAGGGGCTCTACATACAGGGCTCCCACATGGATCGAAGTAGAGTTTATAGTGCAATCAATTGCGAAAATAGTACAGATGGGATCTAGTAGAAGTTCATGGGTACTAGGGCTAGCCATAAATAGCGGGGTAAAATAAAAACCCCCGAGGTCGGGGGCGGAGAAGCAGCAGAGCCGCCTCGATCAAGCGGTGCGGAAGCTGGTGGAAAACCCGCCCAAGGCCCGCCTGGTGCCGGTAGCACTGGCAGCACCGCTGTTGTCTACAGCCTGGGTCACGGCGCCGTCGCGCACGGTGAATTTGAAGTTGGTAGCTGCAGGCAGGGACGCCGTGGGCGTGATGGTGGCCACTGCCGTGGTGGAGTTGTAGGCCACGGCGGCTGGGATCTGGACACCGGTCGAGGCCAACTCCAGGCGGAACCCGGATCCATCGGCCTGCCCCAGGCTGGTTTGGGTCAGGGCCAGGGTGCCGTTGGAAGTGAACGTCACCGTCAGCGGAGCTGAGACCACAATGGCCGTGGCATTGTCGGCAGGGACCGGAGCGTACCTACGAGTGCCGGTTGACAAAGTGGCGTTAAATGTCTGCAGCAAGCCGGTCTGCAGCGACCCGTAGCTCAACGGTGTAGAGCCTGCATCGTAAAGACCGCTGATGACTTCGCCTCGACCAATAAGGTCGTATGTAAGGTTTGTTAGGTTCTGCGGATCTACCCCTGGTTTGAGGTTCTGGACAGAACAATTAACCCCAGTAAAGCTGTAGATGTAGTTTCCGGTAGTACCATTGGCTTGGCCGAGATCTTGCAAGATCTCCAGGTAGATTTCACTGTCGGCTGTCTGAGAGGCTAGTTCGATAATTCGGTAGCCTTCTTCGTAGGCACCACGGAAGGATGGGACATTAGAACCTGCGGAGAACTCCATGTCCTTCATAAGGAAGGATGTGATGGAGGCTTGCCAGCCAGCACCGGTCTTTCGGCTGTCTTCCCACCCACCGTCGCCGATCAGGCGGAATTTTTGGTCTTTATCGGATTTTGACCAGTTGAGGTTCTGGATCCCCTGAATCTCTGTGTAAGATACACCAGTATCCAGAGTAGGCAGGGTTACAAAGCCAGCACTGTTACGAGTACCGAAATAACGGGCACCCGGTGGTAGAGCAACACACCGAACAATAGTTTCATTTGCATTGTGAAAGCTCTGGCCCACGGCGTAGGTGAATGGCATGACTTAAACCTTTAGAAAGGGCGGAGGATCGAATTGAGGGAAGTGCCGCGAAAACGGACGGTCAGAGCTTCCAGGGCCACGTCAGACCCGGAGTTATACCGAAGGTTAGCTGTGGGAAAAAGCCTTGCCATGCGGGATTGGACTTCCTTAAGGGTCACCGTTTGTCTAGTGGTGTCGTCGAATCCGTAATTGGTGAAGATGACTTTCCAAGTAGATACTAGAATTATCTGACCTATACCTGGGGTAACGCTTTGTTCGGGGACTTCTTCGATAATACATTGAATGCCTGAAGGCTTCCAGGATGAGGGTACTTGATCTTTACCTTCAGAGAAAATACATGGTATTTTCTGCCCAGTTTTTAGCGTGTAGTAGCCTGGCCACTGGCTGTCAGGTTTAAGCGTGATGTTGTCTGTTAAAAAATATTCTAACACAACTCTCTCTATCGGGTAGCGTATGTCAGAGGGTTCGGGCACGTAAGTGCTGGTGGGTAGCGTCATAAGGATTTCTGAGCTTTTAGGTTTTTAGCTAATAATTGAGCATACATGGCGGGGAGTTCTGTGATAGGGTCGCGGGTCCAGGGCCGTCCGGGGAAACGAACGCCCTCGGGGGAAGTGCCACCTTCATGGACTTCGGTAGAGTAATCAGCTTCCCAGGTTATTTCAAACCCTCCGTTGGGCAATAGGCGTAATACCGCGCTGTCTCTTAGCCGTCCTGTGGATACAATGTCTCTAATTTTCGGATTAGTCGGATAAGCCCATTCAGGGGACTCGATTTCTTGACGACACCTTTCGTTGAACCACTCCCCGAGTTCGACTATTGTTCTTGCTTGCGCTGCTTCAAAATCATCGGCAATGGATCGGTGGTTATTGGTTACCATTATCCACCTCCGGTTACTCTGAATATGCCAGATATGGGCTGCTTAAGATCGGGGAATGAAGCTGCAGGCATGCTAAGATCAATAACGAGTTCAAAACGACCTTTTACCCCGTTGTGGGTAGCTAATGCTTGCGATCCATTTACAATACGTGGATCTAGCGTGCTCGGGGAGAGCAACCGCCCAGATACGTTGTAAGTGGTTTGATCCGTACCTGAAGATGTCTTCCAATTAGGCTGTTGAATTTTAAGATAAGCTAGATATTCTATTGTAATTTCGCCGTAGGTATAGTTACCTGTGGCCTGGTCTATGTTAAGTGTAGTGTTCGGGACTTTGAATATAAGTTCAGTATTGCCCCATGGAGCGAAAGCTGATATTAGCGCGGGAGCTATACTCATTACTTTACTGTTTAAGGGCGTTTGCTAATGCGGCTGCGGTTGTGTCCATAGTGCTACAATTGCGTAAGCGCTCTAGTTCTGGATTGAGTTCTGCCCGTACTGCTGCAGCAACTTCCCCAGCCGCTATAGTAGTTTGTGAAGCGTTGTCAATAGTACCACCAGTGATAGTACGACTGGTGTGGGTCCATACTTGGGCCGCTGTGAGTGTCGAACGCCCTGATAGCATACCTCCCGCACGTTCCATATCTGCACGGATAGCTGCTACTAGAGCGACTTGATCGACACTGCTATTACCTATAGCTCCGACGATCGCGTTCAATATAGCTTGCCCATCGCTCTCGTTTAGGATGCTTTGTTCCACTGCCGTAGCTATAGCTTGACGCTCAGCAGAGGTTAAGGAGTATCCGGTTTTATCTACACTACCTCCGGTTACAGTGCGGCTAGGGGTGCTCCACACTGCGGAGGCTATTTCTGAAGTAGCAGGGAATGAAGGCTGGCTTGTAAGCGTTGTAGTGGTGTCCGTCAGGGTAACGCGAGCCAGGGTGCCCGAAGGGGCCAGTCTGGACGATACGGGAGTGTCGAGCCGTGCCAGTTCGACACTCAGCTCAGTGCGAATTGCGGCGGTTGTTGGTGCCGCTGAATAGCTGGCAGAGGCCAGCCGGGTGGAAGTAGCAACATCAAGCCGCGCTAATTCAGTGCTCAGCTCCGCACGCACGCCTCCGGCGGTAAGTGTGGACCTACCGGCCAACATTCCGCCACTACGCTCCAGGTCGGCGCGGATTGCAGCAATTAGAGCAATTTGATCGACATTTGCATTGCCTATTGCGCCAACTATTGCATTTAGGATGGCTTGCCCATCGGTTTCATTGAGAATGCTTTGCTCTACTGCAGTGGCGATGGCTTGACGCTCGGCAGAAGTTAGTGAATACCCTGCCTTGTCTAAGATGGTATTTACGGTGCCACCTGTGATGGTGCGACCAGTGTTAGACCACACAGCAGTTGCCACGTCTGTAGCCGTAGGGGCACTGCTACTCGTAAGGGTTCTTGTCACTGCACCCCATACAGCCGTCGCAATGTCAATAGCAGAGGGAATGGTGTTGGTAATAGTTCGAGTTGCTGCACTCCAAACAGCAACGGCAATGTCAGAAGCAGTCGGGACCGAAGGGAACGCGGTGGTCAGTGTGCGCGTTGCTGTAGACCACACTTCAGTGGCTATTTCGGCAGCCGTTGGAGAACTACCTCCTCCACCGCCACCACTGGTGAGAGTTCTGGTGATATGGCTCCAAACCGCTGCAGGAATCCCTGCAAATTGTGTGTCCAGATTGGCACTTCCCATGCCTAAGGCTGCGCGTAAACTACCTCCGTCTAGGATTGCAGTGCCGGTAGCCTGGCCTACCGCAACACCAAACGCAACAGACCCCGTTGCTGGCCTGGCGGACGTGCCGGTAAATTCAGAGTTTGGTCCGTAGACAGTCCCCAGTACAACATTGGATTGCAATGGATAACCACCCACTGGATAATTGTTTGCCGTGTACCAAGACACCTTGGTAGTGAAGTTGAAGTTTGGCACTTCCATAGACGATGCTGGGTTTCCTGCCGTGGCTCCCCACTTGACAGCCAGATTAGAATTTATATTGCCAGTGGCGCCCGTCAGGAATGGACCCGAAAGGCGGGTGACTTGATTTATAGAGCCAGGGCCAATCGCCGGCTGAGTTGCACTCGACTGGCACTGACCGTTTATGGTCAAAGTTGAGGATGACGCATTTTCCACTCCGGGAGATCGCGCAGTATTTGAAAATACTGTTGACGCTCCACCCGTTACGCTGCCATTGATAGTTACATTAGCTGAAGCCGCAGTAATGTACGCTCCGGCAGTAATCCCAGTATTGGTTGTGCCCCCTACGATAGAGCCGGTGTGGTTCCAGGTGCCGTTGCCTGACACGAACACGCCCGCAGCAGTGCCGTTTCCGACGACGTTGGAAGGTCCAGTAACTGTTCCTATCGTGTTAAGCACTCCGACCCCAGTTAGGGCCACCACACCAAAGCCCGTGGATGTTTGACCGGTGCTGCCATTAAGGTTTGACGTTACGGTTAAAACTCCACTGCCTGAGTGGTTTATGAGAATCCCAGCCGTTGCTGGGATGTTTGCTGACGGTCCCGAAACGCTGGCTGACTGCCCCAACGCCAATGACGCTGTAGTGACGACGGGATTGTTTGCGGAGCCCAGCAACCCGTTTGCGTTTGTGAAAGTTACGTTGCCACCATTAAGCAACGGAAAAGAACCACCTGCTACTGCGCCGCCACCAGCGGCGTTGCTTAGTGCTTGTACGATGATAGCCGTGCTAATTGGCGGCGCAAACCCGTTTGAAGATGCAACGTCATTAGGGCCTGGGACTACGTTGCCAAACCATGTGAGAGGGGACTCAAACGCGGTAGACGCTATTGCTCGAATGTCAGCCATTACTCAGACATCCCCGCTTTTTTATTAAGCAATCTTTGAGAAATAAACTCCAAGGTTGCAAGAAATTCCGCCATCGGCATATCACCCGTCGCTGCTGCGAGCTGTGCGTCAGGGTAAATTATTGGAGGTATCGTTAAGCTGCTTAACCCAGGAGGTAGCAGCAGTACCTCGGGACCGGTTTCGGTATCGCGGTACGGCCACAAACTTGCGTTTACTCCAAGTTTCATCCTTCCATCACTAACGTATGTACTCATAGCTAAATCAAAGCCTAAGTTAGCAAACGTTGCGCCGCTGACGACTACGGGTTGTGGGTTGATAATTGCCATAATGGCCTAGCTCAAGAGTAGGGTAGTGAGGCGTAGTTAACCCAAGCCCCAGATGCAGTAGCCCGAGTTTGTAGCACGCCCGCACTATTGAAAACATAACGGACAATTGTCCAACCTAAGGAGGACTCATCAGTGCCGCCTGGAGCTGTACCAAAATAACTAGTTGTCGCTGTGTTAGCCGTGCGCGACTCGTTAGGTAATAAACTAGGAGGGGGTGGTAGAGTCGGTTCATAGTCCACGACCTCACTGATAGAGTCAAAACTAGCAAAACCTATTACCGCTATCGAGTCTCTAAGTCTTTTGTACTCTTGTCCGTAATGAGTGGAGTCTAAACCTACAGCAAGCGCGGCCCCCGAGGGCGCTCCTATTTGAGATCCGATTTGAATAATGCGGGTTGCGAGTAAATGTGCTGATAAATAGGCAATGCCATCTACGCGGAACCCACTGTTACCCCATACAGAAGCTGGAGTTTGACGTTCAGCTTGTAAAATTATTGGATTTATTACTGCAGGCTGTTGTTCAGCGAACTCGGGGAACCTCTGCTGAAGCTCCGCTGCAGTAATCACAGCCATTGGCTTAGTTGCCTCCGGTTAAAGTATCAATACGTTTTTGAATAGCAGTGCGGACAGGCACGCGCTGGTCTTTCTCCAGCCAGGCTGCTAGACACTGGAGATCATGAGTGGCTGTAATGACTTTCGTTGCATCTGGTAGTTTGAGATCAGCAATGGAGACCTCATCAGGAACTTTCAGGTCCGTCTCGCTGAGGAGTTCTTTGACCTCATTGCTTTCCATGACGCGGAGGGCGCCTAACTCCAAAAGACGGAGTGCATGGGGTCCGTGCGTTCCTGCTTTGATACTCTCCCAGTCGTCCTCGGGGATATTATTGATCCCTTCGCGGATAGTCACACGAGTGGATTCCCCCGTTTCCTTAGAGATCGTGGTATAGGTAATAGAACACCCATCCATAGGGGGGTTCTCCAGTGCAGGGCTGTAGAAAATGTTGACTCGATCTTGGCTCATGGGGAGATTTATGTAGGGGCCGCTGGTAGCTTATCAGGCTTTCTCCATCACCATGACGGAACGGGGGAAGTAGATGGCTACCCCACCGTGGCGGGCGTGCGCAGGCACGGTGTATTCCAGGCCCTGGAATTGAGGAGGGAAAAACTCCAGTGGCTGGGGGAGGTGCATCTCCAGCTTGTCCGGGTTACGCTCATAGGTGATGATCCGGTCTTTAGACAAGAACCCGCCGGATTTAGAGGCAGTAAGCTCATTGATGGGTTCAATGTCCTTAATAACCTCGTTGGTATCGAGGAAAAACTCCATGACAGTGGTGTCCGAAGCCGTCCCGAGCTTCATTGTGGAGATCTTTCGGAACACATTGTACGGAACCAACATGGTGTCTGGTTGTTCTTTCATGTTGCTGTTCTCGACGATCCGGGTTACCGGTTCATTGAGGAGTTCGAGAACTTCATCGGCGGTGATGCCGGACGTGTCGAACCACTTATCAGGTACGATCTTGTCGAGTTGATCGGAGTTGAAGAAGCCGCGAAGGCCGGCAGCAGGATCTCCGAAGTAGGAAATGCGCTGCATAGTTTCTTCATAGACGCGACGCACAGCGTTAGCGCGGCGTTGCTCCAGGTTTGTATTGGGCACTTCAGCCGCAGCCCGCAGCTCCTGGACGGTGTAGCCGAAGCTTGAACCGTAGGATTCAACCTTGTGGGTTACTTCCTTACGGAACACATCAGCGCGGGGGAGATCCTTCGCCTTATCGGCAATTCGCCGCATGGAGCCTTTTTGGTCGTAGATTCTATATGTGTAGGAATCCTTGCCGTTAGACACCTCACTGTTAATGGGGAGTACACTAGCGTATTTGATGTCGGCATACTCGACTTCAAAAGCCCTAGTGATGATATGCTCCAGTTCCCTCGCGAGGAAGAAACCGTGGTTGTCGAGGCGTTGGTTGGACATGGTCAGAGCCTCTCGCGAGGGGAAATAGAAGGAGGGGGAGTAAGTAGTGGGAGACCTGTGATGGTCAGGGATTAGGTGTCGGCGGTGAAGGTCGCGGCGGCCATCTCGATCTCCAAGACAGCCAGGCCAGCCCCGGTGGTCTTGGTGATCCAGCGGGCACCGTTGGTGAACAGGGTCGTCCGGGTGCCGGAGGCTGTTTTGCAGAACCTTCCCAGGAATGCCCCGGCCACGGTGCCGGAGTGGTCGGTATCCCAGAACCTGACAGCATCCGTCAGGGCCACGGCCTCGGTGACGTAGACCCAGATTTGGCCCCGGCGGATGACATTGAGAGACTTCCGGTTGGGGTAGCCAGGGCGGCCATCAGCGGCCAGGTTGGTCCCTGGGATCCCGGTCGATAGGTAGCTGGCATTGCCGGAGGCGACCCCTTCGAATGTGAAGGAATCCGCCAGGATGCCGAAGTTGCCGGTGACCCCGGTGGAGAGGGTCATGGCGTTATCATCTCGACCGCCGGCTGTGTCTACCTGAACCAAGGCCCCGAAGGGTAGCGCCGCGCTGGTCTGATTGATCCCGGTGAAAGAGTCGTAAGAGTTGAGATTGGCCAGCATCCCTTCATGGGCACCAGCGGAAGTCAGGGGGTATGAACCTTGAACCCCGATAGGGGAGGTTACTGTGGTTGGGGTGAAAGTTACAGGCATGGCCGGAGGTGTGAGTAGAGGGGATTAGCCTTTAATAGAAAGAAAGAGTCATCGCCTCTTAGAAGCAGTCAGCGGTTTCTGCCAACTATTGTTGGTTTTCTGCTTGTAGCTATCGGAGGATGCTGCAGCATCGCGCCGTTGGACACCGCGAAGGGCCGTGCGCAGCTTGCCGGTGGAATCGGCAGCATCGGTTCGGGGAGCTGGTTCGGCCTCGGGGGGATCTTCGGCATCAAGCGTGGCCAGGGCCCCCTCAACCCGGCCCCTCATTTGGGCGACTTCCATCTCCTCATCTGGGGCTTCACCGAAAATATTTTCGTAGGCTTGGATGTACAACTGATCGGCCTCGATGCCGTCGAAGACGAAGTCGTCTTCAAAGGCGGGTGCTAAGAGTTGGAGAGTGTCGAGGCGGGCGGCTACCAAGGTGTCCAACCGGGAAGCTGGGATCTGAGCGAGAACCGCGTCGATGTTGTCTTCGTCGAGGTGAATCTCACTGGGTTCCCCGGTATCAATCGTGGCCTGAAGCCCATCGGCGCGACCCTCGGCAGCCTCCTTTTCAGCTTCCAGGTCAGAAAAATCACTCTGCAGGGTATCTAGCTTTTCCTGCAGAGTGGAATTAGCAGTGCGCAGTTCAGTGAGGGCCTTGCTGGAATCCCTCACATAGGCTTGCACCAGCGGAGCATATTCAGGGGCAACCTCAACATCGACTCCATCGAGATTGATACGGGCCATAACGGGGTTCGCGGGGGGTACGGGCTCGGGGGAATCGAGGAGTGCTTGATCAAAAGATACCGCTGCCGTAGAATCCATTCGATCTAACAGCAACCTGACTTCTGGGCCAGCACGTCCTTTAGGGACAATGGCGATGTGGTTGACGCGGATATTGCGTTGGACACCGTCATAGGACTCGCCTGATGGTGTTTGACCGGGGGTAGGGTCATAATCGACCCGGTAGCCGGCGGAGACTTCTACAGCGTGATCGGGAGAATCCTTACGTTGGATGTTGTCGATGGATTTTTGGTCAGTAACAAGAAGCGCTACTTCAACAAAACCGTCGCTGAAGTGGACATGCGAGCCGGCATGCCCGATTTGATACATCTTTGTATTATCCGCATCAAGGAGCTGCGGAGGATGATGCCAAGTAACTGGCTTCATCCCGAAGGATGCTAGGGTTTCTGGCTTTCCTACTTCCTCTTCCGGGCGGTACTCAGTTTCGACCCTGCCGTCAGCGCGGCGGTATTTTTGAAGGCCGGTGCGGGCGGTGCGGGCCCGGACCTGGAGGTAGCCCGACTCCGGGTCTATCTTGCAGCCGACGATAGGCAGCGAGAGGAAGTCGTAGCGGGTAGCTGTTGCTAGGCTCATGCACCAGTTTACGGCTGGCGTTTAGGGGCAATCAGCCTAGTAGCTTTTTAATAAAGCGGTCTCTAAACTTCTGTAATAACCTCTTACAACTTTGTCTACGTGATCGGTTTCATAAGTACGCAGCGCGTTTTCTATAGGATCCCACTGAGGAGCCCACCGGCTTTCAAATGTCTCTATTGCGTATTCTGATAAACCTACGCGGCGTGGTACTTGAGTAAGCTCATTGATGAAATCGCGGGCGCTAGTTCGATTTTCTGTAGCGAATTCGGCTAGGCCAAAGTCGATGAATTTAAGGCTTCTGGTTTTTGGGTTAAACATTATATTTTTTAAGTGCCCATCGTTGTGTACGAGACCACTCATGTGTAAAGAGCGGTAGAGGTCTAACATTTGGCGTTTTAACTGTAGTGGTGCGGTGTATTTAAGTGAGAACATACTAGAACTTACCCCATGCGTAGATAAAGGGGAATAATTGTTCAAGTGCTCCATGACCAATACCCGGTCAGTAGCTTTGTATAGCTGAGGGGATGGCACATTATTGATGTTAGCGTGCCTTAGTATCTCCCCTTCAGGGAGTAAGCTTTCTGTGGGGCCGCTCAGGAATTTATTAGGTATAGCCCCGAGGTCGTTGTTCTTTAAGTATTTTATACCGTATTTATTAGACGGGTGGACAACATAATTACCGTAAGCACCTTGGCCCCCTAGACATCGTGGAGTCGGAACAAAGTCATCTTCTCTAATCCAGTGATCAATCTTGGATGCTGCACATGCAACTGCGTTGGCTTTCTTATTATCTTCAAAGACATCCCACTGTTTGCCGCGCTTCCGCGCCTCAGCTTCGATTCGATCCCAGTCCTCACCAGGGGCGGTGAAGCCCTGCCAATTGGGGTCGCGGCGAGCGAAACGGCGTGCGGCGGAGATGCCTAGGACTGCGATCCCGGCCCCAAGGGCGACTTTGCCGATCAGGCTCGGGGTGATTGTTGGATTAGAACTGGGCGCAGTGGTCTTTTTGGAGCATTTCTTGTTGTCTGGTATGCCTGACGCACCGCATTTCTTGTCGAATCTTAGTGAAGCGGTGGTTATGGGCATGATTACCGGTGGTATGTATGCTATTCTAGCGAGGCACCTGCGTGGACACTTGTCTTGGGTTTTATGGATAAAGAGCTTGTGGCCAAGATAAATGCTAATATGGCGCAGTTAAAAGAGGCTCTACGGGCTTTTGGTGCTGCTTTGAACGAGAGCATTAAACCTTTTGTGGATTTTAGTCGTAAGCTGAACTTAGAGCTACAGCGGCGTGATGAGATTATGCGGGGTTTGTTTTATTCATGGGTTAAGGAGGAGTCATTCCCTATCGGGCGTAAGCGAAGACGCAGGCGTGCTCGGGGGAAGAGGTTAGTAGCTATGTGCGAACTACACAGAGCTTTTTATGAATAACTCATCACTTCTTATGATAGACCTCGTAGCAGTACAAACCACTACAGCACTTGCGTTGTTTATGTATGAACCCGATGGCGGGTTGAGTCTAGAGGATCTAAACACGCAAATCTTAGTTTTTAGAGAGCAGCTCATCAATATTTATGGCCGCAATCCTCAAATCCTACGTGTAGTAAGGCACCCTTTCTACATGCTTAATCCAGTAGCGGATCAGCCATTTAATTTAGTTAAACCACGCTCTTACTTTTCAAACTGCCATGTTTAAGGACGACCTAGGGATAAACATACAAAATGCTGCTTGCAGTACTACAGGCATGACTGCTGATGAAATGCTTGAACTACTAAATGAGCCGGTTACGCGCATCGTAGAGAACTTTAACATGAGGGAGAAACTGGACACTATATTGCTCGATTCTAAGCAGTTTGCGTCTATATTATCTGAACGCACCAAGGCGGCAATGAATCGCGTCTATCACAATACGAGACCTAACTATCTACCTATCTTTGTTAACGCCTCCCCCACTATTGGACGTAAACGCCACAACCGTCGCGCTCGGGGGCGTAAGCTAGCAGCTACTCGCCAAAAAGCTTGTGCTTAAGAACGACATCTGGATAAGGCAGCAAGCTGCCGCTGGGATGATCGAGCCCTATCAGCAGGAGCTAGTGCGGAAGGTCAAAGTAGCCGAGCGCTTCCAGAGCGAACGTGCCTCGCTCCTGGATCTTGATTGGCCGCCAGCCGAGGTTCCGGTGCTGAGCTTTGGCACAAGTAGTTATGGCTACGACATTAGGTTGTCAGCCGCCGAATTTAAGATTTTCCGCCATGTCCCCGGCACGGTGATGAACCCCAAGCGGGTCAATCCCGCCAACCTGGAGCCAGCTCTTCTCCATCAGGATGAGGATGGTCGCTACTTCATCCTGCCGGCGCATACCTACGGTCTCGGGGTAGCGCTGGAGAAACTACGGGTGCCGCCGAATATCACTGTGATCTGCTTGGGAAAAAGCACTTATGCTCGGTTGGGGATCATTGTGAATACCACGCCAGCAGAGGCTGCATGGGAGGGACATCTAACTCTAGAGTTCAGTAATTCTTCTGGTGCCGATTGCCGTATTTATGCCGAAGAGGGTATTTGCCAACTACTTTTCTTTGAGGGGGATCCCTGTGAAACTACTTATGCGGATAGGAATGGTAAATACCAATACCAGCCGGAACTGGTAACATTAGCAAAGGTTTGATTCTTATTAGCGGATCAGCAGTTCCACTTCCGTAACGTCTTGTTGATCCGTGAATCTGGGTTATTGGCGATTTTCGCGCTGGTTAGCTTACGCTTCATTCCCGACATGCGGGCACAGAACCTCCGTCGTCTTTCTGCTCTCGCTGATCCGGGTTTGAGTTTGGATGGGTCGGTAGTTACCGCGAGGGAGAGCTTAGAGCCTGGATGCTGCTTGCGGTAGGAGGCGATGCCTGCGGCGTTAAGGCCGCCCTCGGGGTTTTTGCCCTCCTTGCGCTGCCAGGCGGGGGATTTGTCATTCCGCTTGGAGTTCCTAGCAGGCTTTCTATAACCAGGCTCCTGCTTACGCCTTGCAGCTTCCATCGTTAGCTGTGCTGTACGCAGCAAAGACCTAGGTTTTTTACCTTTACGCGGTTCACGCATTGCTCCAGCAGTCAACTTTAGTGGGGGTTTGCGATAACCAGGCTCTTGCTTGCGCCTAGCAGCCTCCATAGTTAATACCAACTTGCGGCGAATAGACCGCTTCTTTAAGCCTTTCACCATCTCACTAGTCCCCTCAGAGGAGAACTTCATTGAAGGTTTGGGTGATGTAGCTCTATTTACAACTTCAGCTACTCCGTTTTGGGCGGCACGCCGCACTGCTGCTGGAGCATTGAAGATCTGCTTGCGGGAGGAGGACAGAGCCAGGCCAGCCCCGAGAGCGGCGGTACTGGCCAGGGCCGCCCCTATAGCAACTTTGCGACCTGTTGGGGAACTGGGTTTCGGGCTCGGGGGGCTGCTCTCTTTGTGGCATTTCTTGCTTTGAGCAATATACCCGGAGCCGCACTTAAGGTCGAGGCGGAGCTTTCCTGCAGTAAGTGGCATATTACTTATTCTTGTACTTGCTATTGATCTTCTCGTATGACGCCTTCGTGCGACGGAAAGCTTCTGCGCTACCACCAGCATCCGGGTGAGTTTGCTGGGCTTTCTTACGGTACGCCTTTTTGACTTCTTCTGGACTGGCCCCCCGCTTAACCCCGAGATCGCGATAGGGATTATCCCTGGCCTCTTTTACCCATTCGCGGACCTTAAGTCGCGTACCAGGGCTCCCTGCAACAGCACCTCCAGCAGCACCGGCCATACCTAATGCAGTAGATGTACCTAAGAAATGCCCATAGCCTGCCCCACGGTTACCTTTCTGGAAGCTACGGGCAGCGAGTGTGTTACCAATTCCCGAACCTACGGCGGCCCCGACTCTTGCGTAGTTACCCGAAGCAAGTCCTTGTGCTGCTTGAATAGCGTTTAATCCTGCATATCCTAAAGCGATATTACGCTCAAACTTCGCTGGCTTCTTACCCCCACTCGCGGGCGTACTGCTAGCCAATCCACCAGCACCGGATTTGCACTTCTTCCCTTTTCCGATGTAGCTGTTGCCGCACTTAGTGCCCTGACCTTTATTCATGGTTGCTACAGCATCGAGCCGTGATCGGATGTAGTTTTTGCTGCGACCCTGAATACCCAAATCACATGCGCTGAGGTATTCCTGCGGGGATAATGCCCGGTCCATCTTGGCTTTATCCTCACAGCCGCAAGAGCCTTTTTTCTTACCCTTATTCATGCAAGCGGCGCAGGGCTTCTTACCTTTCCCGTGGGGGGCATCACCGTACTCGGGGGACTCCCCTTTTTCCATCTTCGAAGACTCCATTCCTTCCTCCGCAGCACTACCTTCGGCAGGCTTTTTACGACCCTTTTTAAGGAATGCTGCGGGGATCGGCATGGCCTGGGTAGATAGGGATTCTCCCCCTCAGGTTACCGTTGAGGCACAGCCGGCAAGATTCTATGCACCCAGGCTTTCTTTAGGTTGTAATCAGGGCGGCTATCGTACCACTGAGCAGCATCCCAAACACTCTCGCTGGGTACGCAGGCCGCGTAGATGATTTTATCGGAGTAGAACCCGTCATAGAATGTGGACTTGGGATTGTTATAGGTCCAGCTAGGGCCGTCGAACTCCGACCAAGGATCTTTTACGTTAAAGGAGTAAGTGGCATCCTTTTTAAGTTTTACACCATCAAGAGCGATAACATGCCCGGATCCGGTGAAATAGCCGTGAGTGATGAGAAACTCACCAGCTTTTAGATAACCAACAATGTCGTTGAGCGAAGCGGTGTTGTTGTAGATATATCGGTCACCGATATAGCCACGAATTACTTTGCCCATGTTAGTAGTATCCCCCGCCGCACCAGGCAGACGATTCAACTTTCGACGAACCCCTAGCACGTCTTTATCACCTACCGCCATTGCAATGCAGGCGGATTGGCAGGTAGAAGCGTCAGGCTGGGAGAGGTTGAGTGCGTGGACTGTTGTTTTCCACTCTTGACTGATGATCATGACAATAATTAAGGATAGAGAGAGAGAAAGAGGGAAAGGTGGATGTGTGATTAAGTGACCTCGTCCTCCTCACGAGGTTTGCGAAGAGCGGGGTTGTAAGTATTATACCCATTCACGAAACCGGCCTTCTCAGCCATGCTTTTCATAAAAGGAACTCCCATAATAGAGCCACTGACAATCCAACAGCTAGGCCACCCACCAGGCAGGGTTGGGGAATGTTCGCAACGGATTAGGAAAGCTACGCCGAACATAGTTGTGGCTACGACACTAGTAGTCAGTGCCTTCGGCCAACGGATCTGTACTGATGGGAAATTCATAATAAGTCACGAAGGGATCGGTAAAGGCACGCTGTCTCCATCAACGCTCCAATCATTTGTTTCTGTGCTTGAGGTAGCACTTGGGCACGGGCAAGGACTTGAATGGACTTCAGGACATCCCCCGAGGTCGCGGCTTCCTGCATCTCTTTGTAGAAGGCAAAGAAGCGGTCGTCCTCTGCGCTATCTTCCTTAGCCCTTGTTTTAGGTTTAGGTAGGACTTTATCTGGATTGAAGCGCTCCGTACCTTTTGCTAGATCTCGGAATACATCTGTAAATGGGCGTGCTGATTTTTTAGCTGGCTTAGCCAGCGCGTAATCCACTGTAGCTTTTGTCCAAGCGTACGAAACAGGGAATGCCTCTTTCATATTCTTACCGTTCGCCGCATACAACACAAAATTTTCTGTGAAAGTCTCCAGTCGATTACCCTGCTGATAGTAACTGCCCGGTTGTGGTTGGATTGCCCTACGCACATCACTCTGCCCGTAAATACTGGAAGAACGTATAAGTTCGGCTTGTAATTCAGCCCCTGAATACTCTTTACCGTTTACTCTTACTGATTTAGGTGTTGCAAAATCCCCTCTGTAGTGGAGAGCATGCCCCAGCTCGTGGATTGTAATAGCTGTCACCGCACCTTTGTTATTACCTATATACCCAGAAACAGCGAAATTACGTCTAAACTCGCGGGTATTAGTAATGTTACGAGCATCCTGTTTATCTGTAGATAGGGCAGAACGATCTTCGATGAACCGTCTTAATCCATTGTCTATAGCATCCACAGGATCTTTGCTCTTATAGGTTCTATCATGAGTACCAAAGCCGCCAACTGTATGAACTCTATCCGGTTTAGCCGTATCAAAATATCCTGCCATTCCTACTATAATCTCCTTAGTACCTACTCGTCTAACATCAATCTGGCTATCTAAAACAAATTTGCTAAGTTTATCGAGTGTTTCCGGCTCTACGCCTTGAGCCCGTTTTAGTTCTTGCAATTCTGCAGCTAGTCTTTCTGGACTTTTGGTGACTTTTTGCTCACGGACCAAGCTAGCTACCCCTAGACTAGCAATTAAGGCATAGCCCATAGGCGCGAATGTATTTATACTTTTCCCCTCTATAACATCTTGTGCGGATTTATAGGCCATAACCCCTGCACCTGCAGTTATACCCACACGAGCGAAAAAACTAGCGATAGCCTTGGTCTTGTACTGTGCATCGTGCTCATTAGCAAAAGTCTCAGTTCGTCCAGCAGAAGTCGCGACCGATTGTTTTCCACATTTATGTGCTTGTGGGATGTAGCTTTCACCACAGGGCTTACCTTTACCTGCATCATAACGGTGCATGGTTTCCATATACGCTGCTATGTAGGCAGGGGACGGACGATCTGCAACATCCCCCCGAGGGCGACTCCTAGGAAATGCTGTTGGTGTGACTGTACTCAGTTGGGTGTAACCTTGTTGCCGCAAGTAATCACGAGCATTGTTCAAGCCAGTCATCGGATACCCTGCCATATCCTCAGCCGCAGCCTTTATCATCCGAGCAGATGGGGAAGAAGTGCGATTTCCCATAACGCTAGTATCATAGCTGTATTGTTGAATGAACTCTGCGTGGCTAGGACCTGCAATTTGCACATCCCTCAACGCACCGGGCAGCCTAGTATGCAGAACTTGAGCATGGACAATATTGACATGTTCTATTAAATTACGCTGCTCTGGACGTGTCCGTGTACCTGCAGGTACGGCTGCATAATCAGCTAGAGCACGGAAATGCAGATTGAATTGACTGCGGGTATCTCTGTACAATTTAGCTGCATCGGATGTAAAATCATGCCCATCTGGTTTATTGATCAAATCACGTAGCTGCGCACGCATTTGATTCTGAAATTGCGTAGGTGCTCCAGCAAAATCACGTCTTATTATTTGATCTACATATTGTGTACGTGCTTCTCCACGCTTGCGCCCACTATCTCGACCTGTAGCTTGAATACTGAAACCTTGATTTAACGCATCACGCTTTAATGCTTGAGATTGGTTAGCTAAGCTGCCAGCCATGTGACTTTGTAAAAAAGCTATGTCACTGTCTAAACTTGCTGTGCGTTGACCTACAAGGCCGTGCTGCCTTGATAGGAATTGATAAGTAGCATCATCAGCAAATATACTACGGCCTGCCACTGTTGTGTTTAGGACCGCTTCTCTGCTATTACGCCGCCAATCTTCAAAAGATTGTCCTTGGGTACTAGCTTCTGTCGCCGTTCTATTAAGTGCGGCTAATACATTATTTCTACCATTATGGCCAATACCTCCATTACGCACGGTCTCGGGGACATCTGCTAGCTGCTGTGTTAGAGCATCCGGTCCTCTATTCGCCATATTGTTTAGGCGATTAGCTATTTGCAATCCTGCGCCTTGGGCTTGTTGTCGTTGTTCTGCACGGATTCCCCCTATACCAGGAACACGGTCCATTACACTAGAGACACCTACCCGAATGGAGTCATCTAGATCGCGGCCTGGGCCACTAGCGTAGGCGGGCCAGCCTTTCTTCATCACATTGTGGAGTGCAAATCCTCCGGTGACCAAGGCGAGTCCAATTGTGAGATTCCTAGTGTTTTTGTCTAGACTTTCCCTTACCCTTTTCTTCTTTTCTACATCACCTGGAATAGACTTGACGATTCCCCGTTTGATAGCGCGGGTTCCACCTTCAACCTCAGCTACATTTCCGGTGACAATACCTTTGGCTACACGCTTTGTACCGCGCTGTATGTTTGCAGCACCACTTAAAGGATCAAAGTTAGATGCTCGTTGATGAGTATCATGTCCTTCACCTTTAATTCTGCAATCCCATTCTGCTGGGATGCACCTGCGACCGCATCGTTTATTAGGAGGTTTACATTTAATTGTATTGGAGGTTTTCCGTTTAGCATCCACCCTCAGTTGGATAGCTAGGAAAGTAGCCATACGAATGTCGGTCATTTAACGTCCTCGGGGGCGGGCTTGAGCGTGAAGGTCGTCTGCTGGGGTAGAAAAGCCGCTAAGCCTTTCCTAGCAGCCCGGAGCGAGGCATAGCCAGTAACCTGCGGGCCAGGGAGGATCACCCCATCGAGCTTAATGGTGGAGTTGAGTAGGGCATAACGCCGGGATCGGCTGGGCCCGAGCAACACCAGGCCGCCAATATCCGGGCCTGCTGCGTCGTTCCGGGTAGTGGTCCCCACCGGATAGCCCAGGCTGGCGCCGTCTTGATGCTTGATCACGTCGATGGTCAAGCCCAGAGCCTCGTAGCTGTCGGTCTTGGGCGCGGGCTTCGCCGGTTGAGACTCTTGAGACACAGGTTGAGACTGGCCAGGGGCCGCGCCGCCCTCGGGGGGAATCGGCTGGCCGTCTGGTCCTAAACCCTGCGCCTGAAATGCTTGTGCTTGTAACTGGTTCATATTGTTCTCAAACATGCTATCCTCTTGCATTTGTAGCTGGGCGGATACGTTCTCGTCCAGTACAGTCTCAATACTGTATTCCGCTGAGCCGTAGCGATTATTTCTAATTTCTATAGGACTTAGCACTCTTAATGCTGCATAAATATTGTCTATTTCAGCTCTGGACTTCTGTACAGCGAGCTTCTCCGTGGCGGTCTCAACGAACACCGAGGGGAACGAAATTTCCCACGATTCTGGTGGGGTGCCCCGCATGGGGCTGTCCTTGGCCCGCATGAAAAGCTCAAAAATATCGGAAATAGGGTCTTGGCAATAGACAGTCTGCCAGTCTTCTACTAGCGAGGCCCATATCCGCTCTTCAAACCGCCCTTCTTTCCCGAGGCCGCCAGGACTGGTGCCCATTAGAATTGACGCAGGCCAACCAGTAGTAGCCTGCATGTACTCAGCAAAAGGTGCGGTGGCTTGCGCCATGTTACTGAGGGATCTTTCAGCAAAGCCTATCTCTTCATTCGCGTCTATTAAGAATCCTCCATAGGAAGATCTAGACATGTTGTTTATTTCCATGCGTTTCATTACCTGATTAGCGTTACCGGCTCTCACCATCTCCATTAACCCTGGCACTTTATGCCAGAACAAAGAAGAGTCTGTAACACTAGAAGCTAATCCTCTAATGGACGTTTCATACAGTTTCCATGAATCCCATACTACTTGTAATGGTGCTTGGCCCCAACCTTGTTGTTGTTGGCGTTGTCGCCAG